TGCCGCCTGATCCCGTCACGTATCCGATAGCCGCACCGCCTGAGACTTCCAGATTAGGCACGCCCTTAAACAACTCCGCGCGCGTCTGTTTCTTGGTCTCGGTCGCGTCCGTGTCCACGATTGCGTACACGTCATCGACTGCACTATTCGCGCCGGTCAAAGCATTCAGCGCGGAAATTTTCGTATCTGCCATTAGTCCCAAGCCCTCGCGCGTGTGGTCAATTCAACCTGCATAAAATCCTTAATCCCCATATTCTGCGGGATCGGCACGGCATCTGTTTGGGAAAAACCGACCTCGCCGTAATCTGCCGGACGCCACGCAAGCCAGAATGGCTCGGCCTCCACCGCCTTTTGTAGCGTCGGCCAATTGGTGCGGATCCAATCGGCCTTTAAGTGCGTCCAAGCGTATGAAGTCGAGAGAAGCGCCCGTTGCTTGGTGCGCCCCAAAAATTCGCCAGTCTCCGAAAGATTCGATCGCAACACCGTCTGCCGTGCGAGATTGATGGGGCTATGCCCGCCATATATAGCCTGCTGCATCTGCAAGGCTTGCCCAAATTTAATCACGCCAATCGTGGGGTTCGTGGTCGTGGCCGTAATATTGAGCCGCCAGCGTTGCGCCGTGGTCGGCTCAAATATGATCATGATCGGGCTGTCGTCAGTGATGGCGGTTGCTGCGCAAAGATCAGACCAAGCCGACCCGGTCCAATATTCCACCTTGATCGTGCTGCCCGCCGTGCCAAGCGTATGGGCCGCGATTGCGCAATAGTCTTGGTCGGTAGCGCTTGACCCGTGGTCATATTCCCAAGTCGCCGGGATTGCTGATGGCTGCCATAGCTCATACGTCAACGAATTGTCGGGCGCGGCGGTGTAGTAGCCGGTCGTGGTGTTATTGGCGCTTTCGAGCAGTACGGCGCTGTCGTCCTCCAACAGCAACCCGTCGCCGCTTTCGAGTAGCAGCGCCGAGCCATCGTCAGCCACGATATCACCGCCCGCCAGCCAATTAAGGCTGTGGGCGATGCGCGCATGTGTGAGCGGCTGATCTCCGCCTGGTAGCGTGTAGCCAGCCTGAAAAATGACCGTCACTTGTCCGCCTGTTTCTTCGACCAGATCGACCAGATCGCGGTCGCGACCGTAGCCAAGCCCCCGCCGATTGCCGCCACCGTGTCTGCATCAACAAGGCCCTTGCCGACAAAGTAGCCGCCAATGGCTGCCGATAGCGCGCGGATTACGCCCGCGATTTGTTCGCCCGTCATGGGTAGTCCTTTCTGTACAACTCGAAATGCGGCCCATCCTTGAATGTCCGCCAGTCTCCGCCCCATACCACGCGGATGTTTTTTTCTTTCGCGACTTCCTTAACCGTGTTGGCGAAGTCCTTATATAGCGGCCAATCCCAACGCGCGCGCTTGTCCATGATGAATACAATGTCCACGGCATGCCCGGTCAGATGACGGCTTTTGAGCGTGCGGCTTGCACCGGCCGCAAGCAACTTGCGTTGCCGTTCCAGTGTGCGCAAGCCTTCCGTGATCGTTGCTTTGACCGGATGCCGCCGGATCGCCTCACGCATGACCGCCACAAGGTCAGGATGCACGCCCCTTAGATTCCGCTCCGACCGCGCGTCAAGTTCATGATTGGGGGCCGGGCTCATTGTGGCTGCAAGCTGCAAGGCCGCCTGCGTTTTAGGCCCTGCAATGCCATCGACGGCAAGCCCGCGCGACCGTTGAAAGGCCATGATGGCGGCCCGCGTCACAGGTCCGATGATTCCGTCGATAGCCCCGCCGTAATAATCCAAGGCGTAAAGTCGTGATTGTATTTGCTCTTTGGTCATCATTACGCGATGCGCAACCTCGCTCCGTCTTCCATTGCCTCATTTATACTATTGATCAGGCTCACCACCTGATCGCGGCTGAACATGTCGCCGCCGCTCAAATTAATCACCGCCGCGGTCGATCTTTGGCCCTCTTGTGTCACTGCTGGGGCGGCTGCACTTCCGCGCCCAACACCTCCACCGCCACCGCCGCCGCCTGTTGCGCCGCTCTCGCTCGTTCCCTTGATTGCATTTACAAAACCGATGCCCTTGGCGACAACTGCGGCAGCAGCTGCAATGTTAGTGGGGAACGGCAGATTTGGATCGGACAAGGCTTTAGCAGCGCCTTGCATCGTCGAGACAAGCGCTTGTGCGGCCCCGAATATTTTAGCCATGCGCAGAAGTTTTTTGTTCCGCACGCCTAGCGCTGAAAAGATTTCTTCGGCCCCGCCGATGATTGCACGGAATGAGGCTTGCCGTTCTTTTTCTCGGATCGCATTTATCGCGGTGGTGTAGCGTTCCTGCAATGCAACCCGATCGGCCACCCGCTTTTCTTCCAGCGTGCCTTCGCGTTCGTGATAGACCTCAAGCAATGCAAGGTCGCGTTCATATTGCTGCGTCAGCAATTCCTCGCGGCTCATAAGGTGTTTTTGTAACCTCAAATAACGCTCATGCAATTCGTCGCGGTCCGGCGTTTTTGCGCCCGGTGTCGTGGCCGTTGCCCCTGGCGCTTCCGGTGCCTCAGGCGTTGTGAGGTCCGGCTTGTCGGTCATCAACTCCTGAATCTTGCGCCAGCTTTCAAGAGGCTTTGCCATGCCGGAAAATGCAGCCTTTGCCGTTGCGGCAGCCTTGACCGCGCGGATCCCTAGATCTTTTTCGAGCTGGTCCGTGAATTGCTTGGTCGCCGCACCAATCTCTGTGATTTTGTCTCTAAACCCAAGCCGCTCCCGGACATTGTTAATCATGCGAATCATGGGGTTAATAAATTCAGCAAACTTTTGCGAGACAAAAGAAAACATCTTTACGTAAATGCGTTGTACGCTTGAACTGAACGCCACAAAAGCAGCCTTAAGCCCTTCAACCGCCATCTTGATCCGGTCGAATACTTCCTTCGCCACATCCCAAAGCAAGCCAAAGGCCTTGCTTACACCGCCCGCGCGTTCTTGCAGCCGGTAGAACCATACGCCCGCAGATGCCACCGCAGTAATGATGCCAAAAATCCCGCCCGCCATGATTGTCCGAAGCATAGTTGCGGACTGGCTGGCGGTTGCAATTGCAGCACTGAAATTCTGGAACCCTTGCGCGGCATCGGTTCCCATCTGGCCAAAAACGCCAGACGCGGCGGCTTCCTGAATCGGCGAAAGGGCTGCTGTTAACTTGCTTGCCGTGCTAGTCGCGACGGCACTAATGCCCTGAAAAGACGCAATGGCCTTGGAGCCAAAGCCCGCGATTTGACCTTGTGCCGCGCTGAGGCCGGTCGTTAAGGCGTCTGCATTGGCGGAAATATTGACGATAAGATCAGGCAGTGCCATTATTTATACCCGCCTTCCATCCATTCCCGCAGATCGTCAACCTGGCCTTGCGTTAGCCCGCCTGCATATGTTCCAAGACTTTGTGAGGGCGCGTGATATTCGTACTCGGCCCAGAACTCACTAAACGTCATTCCCCAGAATTCGCTAGGCTGGATCCCCCACCCCCTGGCCAAAAGATAGAGATTTGACCAATCAATTTTTACAGCTTGCCCTTCCGCTTCGGCTTGCTTGCCGCCACGGAAGGAACGGGCTTTTTTTCATCTTCCTCGGCAGGCGAGAAGGCCAGCAACACCGCTTCAATCAATGCCGTGATCTGTTCGGGGCTGCCGGTCATCAGTTCATTGAATACATCTTCCTCAGTCACTTTGACGCCGCCAGATTGCAGCATAGCGGCTATGACATAGGCAAGATGACTCACGGGTGGACGACCTTGTGTCGTGCGGATCGCGATGTCGGTAAGGCTGATTTCCTCGCGTTCAATTGATCGCAGCAAACGCATGGAAGGCGTCACGGAAACCCGTTCGCCGTTCCAGAGTAGTGTAACGTCCCGAAATACGCCGGACATAGTTTTTCCCTTATGGTGTCGCCCAAACGATAGCGCCTGAACTTTCAAACGTAGCTGAGAACGTCGCCGCATTGGCCCCATCTTCGCCACCAATTTCGAAAGTCGTGATGCCGAATGAGCCGGTAAAGGTTCCAACGCTGTCGATGTCGAAAACAAA